ATGAGAACTTATTCTAAAATGAAAAAGCCTACTCTCAGAAAGAATTGAAAAATAGATACTTTCAGTAGATACTGAAGATTGAACAAAATTAAACTTGTATCCTTCAGGCATAGCACTTTTAACAGTCTGCTGCATTAACTCGGATAATCTTTTGAAAGTAGTAATATATTTTTTACCAGCAAACCATACATATCTTTTTTCATTAAGTATGTTCACTATCTCTCCTCCATTAATTATATTTAGCATCAAATAGTTATTGTACCTATATTTTATCCCATTCCTTTTAAAACAAGAATACGTACAAAGTAAAATGTTGTAAATAGTCTAGCAGGGATGTATATTTTCATGTACCAACATAATATTTAAGAAGTTTCCCATAGATATATTGGACTTCCTCTTTTAAAACACAAAAATAAATACTACCTTATTTAGGTAGTATTTATTAAAAGTTACGTCAATTTTGATTAAAAATATACTACTTGAACCTCTCATGAGTAAAGTCACGAAATTTTTGGGAATAGAGCGTACTTGATATCTTATTTTTTCACTAATAGCAGTGTCTCTTATTCACCAAGCGATCCCCGTAGTTCCTACGGTTCTTAATTTTTCTCTAGACTAATGATTGTATCTTTAGACCTTCGGCCATAACATGGAGCAAAATAAAAAGGTACTAAGTCTTATATATCAATCTTCGAGTAACCGACGGTTAACAACCATATCGAGCGGCATTAATCACCCACCTGTAGAGGATGAGCGACTTTTTCCTAATTATTGTTAAAAGCCTAGTTTCATTTGTTTAGATTGGAAAATACGTCCTACAAGTATCTCTTTTTTTTCATGGTCGATCCGATAAAATAAGGCATAGCTTTTGCCGATCACGATCCGATATGTTGGGATATCCATTCCATAGATTTCGGAAACTTCCTCATGCATAGTTGGAAAATTTTTGGTTAGTTCTAAAGCCTTCTGGATCGCACCTACAAATCTTTTTATGCTGGCTGGAGAAAGAGCAAGCTCATTTTCCCATTCTTCTATTATCGTTTCAAGGCTGGTCTGAAAACTTTTAGAATAAACTAGCGTGTACTCTTTCATCTATTCACTCCAGCCGTATTTTCCGAAAGCTTTTACCATTTCAATTTCTGAAACTGTTAAACCTTTCTCAAAGTCTTGGAAACTTTCTTCAATCAATTTGCGATCGTGTTCTTTTGCTATTTGAGTAGTATCTAATATGAATAAGTTGCCTTCTTGTTTGGCTTGGATAATGTCTCCGCTTTTTAATCCAAGAGAGCTTGGAAGGATCACTCCCACGCTATTGCCGATCTTTCTAACCTTTAGTTCTTTTCCCATGTTATCACACTCCTTTTAGTTTTTGATGAATAAATTATAACATGTTATAACAACAATTGCCAACGGTGTTTCTTAAGGGATTCCACTCCATATTATTATTGGACAAAATAAGCCACTTAGAACGCTGAAAACATATACAAACGATATCAAAATACGAGTGAACTACTCACCATACACTTCCGTTAACATCCATTTAACAGAATTAGGCAGAAGTCGCCCATCCTCTATAGGTGGGTGATGAATGCCGTTCGGTATGAGGGTTACCGTTGGTAACTCGAAGACCGACAACTAAGGCGTATTGCCTTTTTATTTTGTCCCATGTTACAATCAGTCTATACAAGAAATGAGTTGATATAACATGGAATTAGATACAAATAATCATTCAGTATTTCTTCTTTATTACCACCTTGTTTTAGTAACGAAATATCGTAGACAAGTGATTGATGATGAAATATCTGATTATGCCAAAACTACTTTTGAAAGAATTTCAGAATCGTATCACATTACTTTAGTGGAGTGGAATCATGATAAAGACCACGTTCATATTATGTTCAAAGCTCAACCTAAAACAGAATTGACAAAATTCATCAATGCCTATAAAAGTGCCAGCTCAAGATTGATAAAACGTGACTTTCCAAGAGTCAAACAATTTCTTTGGAAAGAAATGTTCTGGTCTAAAAGCTTTTGTCTTCTGACAACTGGTGGCGCACCAATTGATGTGATTAAGAAGTATATCCAAAATCAAGGAAACAATCATAAATAGAAAGTAGGTGAACTTTATGGAACAACTAAAAGCATACAAATTCAGAATCTATCCAACAGAGGAACAAGAAATCTTCTTTGCCAAATCTTTTGGTTGTGTCCGTAAGGTCTACAATCTAATGCTTGATGACCGAAAAAAGGCGTATGAAGAAGTTAAAAATGATTCTTCTAAAAAAATGACTTTTCCGACACCAGCTAAATACAAGAAAGAATTTCCGTTTTTGAAAGAAATTGATAGCCTTGCTTTAGCCAATGCCCAACTTAATTTAGATAAAGCATACAAGAATTTTTTTCGGGATAAATCCGTTGGATTTCCACGTTTCAAAAGTAAGAAAAATCCTGTTCAGAGTTATACAACGAATAATCAAAATGGTACAATTGCTTTGATTGATAGTAAATTCATCAAAGTTCCTAAATTGAAGTCATTAGTAAGAATTAAGCTTCATAGACAACCAAAAGGGATTATCAAATCTGCTACAATATCACGTCATTCTAGCGGTAAATACTATATTTCTTTGTTGTGTAAAGAAGAAATTATCGAATTACCTAAAACTAATTCCACAATTGGTATTGACTTAGGTATTATGGACTTTGCGATTCTTTCTGATGGACAAAAAATTGATAATAATAAATTCACGTCCAAAATGGAAAAGAAACTAAAGCGTGAACAACGCAAATTGTCTAGGCGTGCTTTATTGGCTAAAAATAAAGGTACCAATCTATTTGAAGCTAAAAATTATCAAAAACAAAAACGCAAAGTAGCTAGATTGCATGAAAAAGTAATGAATCAACGTACTGATTTTCTGAATAAGTTGAGTACAGAAATGATCAAAAATCACGATATTATCTGTATTGAAGACTTAAACACAAAAGGTATGTTGCGAAATCATAAATTAGCTAAAAGTATTTCTGATGTTTCTTGGTCAAAGTTTGTGACTAAATTACAATACAAGGCTGACTGGTATGGACGAAAAATCATCAAAGTAGATAAATGGTTTCCGTCTAGTCAGATTTGTTCAGAGTGCGGACATAAAGATGGCAAGAAATCTCTTGAAATTCGAGAATGGACTTGTCCTGTTTGTCATACTCATCATGATCGTGATATCAATGCTAGTATCAATATTCTGACCGAAGGTCTAAGACTACATTCTATGGGATTGGCTTAGATCCAATCATCAAGAACCGTAGGAACTACGGGGATAGCTTGGTAAATAAGAGACACCGCTGTTAGTAAAGAAATACGCTATCAAGTATGCTCTATTCCCAAGAAGCTCCCACTTCAAGCGTTAAGAACCGTCAGGTTTAGCTAAGTGGTGAGTAGTTCACAAAGAGATTTGGCCAGGTTTCCTCGAAGCTGGGATGAATATTCCTGCTCATTCGAGGCAGAAGAAGAGAGCTATCTAATGTCTGCTAACATGATAGAAATTACAAGAGATGATGCGGATGAGTTTGATAAAAAAAGATCATGGTACTCGGTTTCGAATCCAATGTATACGGCTGTAATAGAAGATTATCATATATCCGACAGATTTATTCTGGTTGATCTAGAAAGACCTAAGAAACGAATTAAACAGTATAGACGTTGCGGGTTTTCAACAAAGAAATGGTGAAAACAAAACAGAGGTGAAGAAAAATGAACAACAGACATCGCAGAATAACAAAACTAAGAAAACAGGAACTGAATGTACTAAAGACAAAGTTTGAAAAAGAATATGGAATTTCAGCAGAAAAAACATATAAAGCGGCAAGTCAGTTTGTTGCTGATGTAAGTGATGCTATTCGTAAGTTTGGAATTTCGATATTAAGTGATGATCGTAAATTGGAGGAAAAAGAATGAAACTAAAAGACGGATTTTACGCTAGTAGTCATGGTATCGGCGGTTTAATGCTAGATATGCCGACAAAGAACCCTAAAACACGTAAGAAACCAAAAGTCAAAGTCGGTGACATGGTTCGCTGTGAAGCTGAAGAGTTCATCTATCCGTTTCGTGGATATGTAGAGCATCTCTATAATCACTCAGCGATCATTCGTATTGAAAACACGATGGAATGCGATAAATGGACAGCTAAAAGCAAAGAGAATTTAGCAGTGGCTCGATTGGTGGATATTGAACTCATTGAAGGCAAATAAAAAAGACCCGTCAAGAGTCTTCTTTGCGAATAATATCAATACCGTGTTTTTCAAGTTGCTCAGTAGAGTTCTTAACAATTCTCATATTAAATTCCATTTCAAGGCAACGAATAAATTCTTCTCTGTATTCACGAGCAACGTTGGATGCTATTTTCAGGAAATCGTTTGGATCTTCTGTCAGCTCAATTTCGACTGGAGGATACTCCAAATCATTCAAAACGTATTCGGCTGCATTTTTCATAGCAGTGCGTGAATCAATAGTAACTTTCATAGTATCGCCTCCCAAAGCGATTATAGCATGGAAGTCTAATAAATAAAAAAGCCGGATCGCTCCGACTGATTCAATAAATCCAACACATTTATTATATCACATAAAGGAGCGGTTTGACTTGATGCAATTGTTACGAGAGGTAGATTTCAAACAGACAAGATGTAATGCGAGAGATGTGCTGAAGAACTTTCGGCGTTTGGAGCGGATGGCAGGTCGCTCTTTGATAGATATTAAGTCGCCGATTATTACGGATATGCCGAAGGCACCGAAGCACGGCAATAAGGCAGAGGACGCGATCATTCAGATGATGGATATAGAAGCGGAGAGAGACGCGATTTTAGCGGCTTTGATGGCTCTCAGTCTGATTAGCCGTCAGATACTCTACTACAGCTTCTGTGACGTAAACAAGCACTCTAATTATGAGATAGGGCAATTGATACGAGGATACGGAGAAAAGAATGTAGAGAAGCTGAAATCCATCGCATTGATCGAATTTGCAGAAGCATACAAAAAAGGTGTGTTAGTTCAGTATCGTTGATTTTGTAGGGTTTTTGTAGGGATAGTGTAGGGTTTTTGAGCGTTTTAACGTGATATTATGATAGTGTCGAAAGATTAGTGATAGGTCTGAGACAAAATAATAATAAAAGGAACATCGTTTTATTATTGTTTCACAATTAAGCTTCGATAGACAGCAACGGAAATATTAAGAATAAGGATGTGAATTTTAACTCCTTCTAAATTGTTCTTATTATCTATCATCCGTTGCTGTTTATTGTTACATACAGATCGCTTAGGCGGTCTTTTTATTTTGGCCGAAAACCTACATTTTCGATGGCCGATTATTGGAGGAGGAATAGCATGTTCAAACTATCTGAAATCATTAAGAAGTCCGACGTTGAGAAATTAGAGATGTTAAAAAAGAAGTTGAAGAAATAGCAGTCTCTTCGTGAGGCTGTTTTATTTTGCTCACAAAAATAGACCACTATCGGGTAATAGTGGTCAGGAATTAAATGAAAAAGATGTTAGGGTTGTTAGCTAAGTATAACATCATAACGCTTACAAAACAATGCAAGAAGGATAAATTATTATGAGAACTTACTGGTATGTGTCATTAAACAATAAATATCCGAAGCCAATGAAAGGACAGCATAGGCGTGTAGTCATGTCTGTTCAAATGAAGGCGAAGTATTCGATTGTAGAAATGATCAGAGAGGCAACGCCAGTAGAGATTGATTATTGCAAGCTAGTCTATTGTGGGTGCGGCCGTTGGAAAGAGGATCATGTGCAAAAAAATAGAGCAACGAGTCCTGATTCTCGTCAAGATGTATCGATTAGTATCAAGACGCCAGTATTTAATTCTGTTAAATCAGAAAAGCTAGAAAGTATCTCAACTGCTTTGGTAGAAAAAGCAGCTGAAATGAACTCCCTAGCAAATGAAGTTAGTCGTCTTATTTAGTCATATCGATAACTTGAGAGTCTTTGGTGATTCCGTTTTTTATAGAATTAATGGTTTGTTCAGCGGAATATTTAGTCAAGTATGTTTCGCTAGTTGCTACTACTTCATTGTTATTGGACTTAATAACGAAGTAATATTGGCCATTAGTTGCTTCTCTTATAACAAAGTACAAATTTTTCACCACCTATAATTTATTTCAGCGGACCACTCGCTGATAATTAAAATTATAAGCTATGTATAAAATTTCACAATATCAATTTGTCGCTGTGGCGGAAAGGGTAGACGCTAAGCATGTGTGCTAGGTCAATGCTTCGGCAACCATGCAAGGTTCGATTCCTTGCCAGCGACATTAAATGCCTATGACGGTTACGACTACCGAAAAAAGATCGTTAAGAAGCTATACGGTGCTACGTACGGCAATGTAGTAAGTGTGCTATCTGTACACCACCAAGCTTCGGTCACTGTGGCGGAAGTAGAAGACGCAGCGGTAAATGGCGAGTAGCCTCGTGAGAGCCTGGTAAGTTCTCGTGAGTGGTGCAATCCCACTCCAGCGACTTTAAGCAACCGAGGCATCGGCGGTTTAAAAATATAGGGGTGCGCAATTTCGTACGCGTTTTGTGCATCGTGCAAGTTACTATTACATATTAGATCACTCTTTGAGTGGTCTTTTTATTTTTGCACAAAGGAGGAAACAACAATGTATAGACCACAATACTTAGAACAGAAGTATGAAGTAATCACTGTTCATAAAGGTAATGGCGAAAAAGTATATGAGTATAGAAGACCAATAAAGAGCGATACATATAAACGGAAGGAAAGCAATGAAGTTATTCCATTGTATGGCAAAAGAATAGCTAAGTATTAAATAAGATTGCGAAAGGAGATGGGACATGACCGAGGAATTCTATAGATGGTTATTACAGTTGATAAGAGAAGATCGTTTGGTTAAGTTCTATCAGTCTCCTAAATGGCGCAGGCTTAGAGAGAAAGCGATGAAACGAGATCACTATGAATGCCAAGAGTGTAGAAGACTAGGTAAGTATCATAGAGTAGAGAACGTTCATCATATAAAGGAAGTCAAGGATAGACCTGACTTAGCTTTAGATTTAGATAATCTTATTTGTTTATGTGTTGAACATCATAATGAAGTTCATGGCAGATATCTTACAGCGTTAGATAAACAAGAGAAGAAGATAGAAAGCTTCGCTAACTTCGATGCAAGTGAAAGGTGGTAAGTGCATGATCATCAATGACAATGGCAGAGAGTATGATACAGAAAAGATTGAAGAGTATTCATCTTATACTCAGGGATTAATTAAACGTTTGATATACGTTCGCTATGTAGGTATTAGGGATCTGTTATCAGATAACTGTTGTAGTAAATACAAAGTGAATCAAGTAAGAGAAGCGTTGAATAAAGATAATAACGTCGAAAGAATAAAAAATGTTTTTGGATATAGTATTGAAGAGATTAATTATTACATTGACTTCGCTGAAGCTTTCATTCCGATGGTGAGATAACCCCCCCTTAAAATAAATCGCAAATTTTTTGGGGGTGATGAAACGGAGGGGGCTGTCAGGAAAAGAGATTTTTTCGAACTTTATCATGAAAGGAGGGCTAAAATGTTTAAAAACGAATTGTCTCAAAATCGCTACAGAGAAAAATTACGCCGCTCTTTAATAAGCCAATTGGAAAGTCAGAAAACAAATATTGAGCCATTCTTAGATAATGTTGATCGTTATATCAGTTTATGGGAAACGGCGATATCACTGGAAGAAGATATATCCGAGAACGGCATTAGACTGGAGAATGGTAAAAAGAATGAATCAGTAGCGTTGCTTGTTTCTGTCAACAAACAAATGGGATTGATGTTGGATAAACTTGCCATTACTCCTGAATTGGTAGGTGAAGCAAATGAATCAATTCCTGAGTTATAAGCATATTGAAAATTGGTTCAAAGCTATAGAAGAAGGCACTATCAAGGTATGCAAAGAGCAATTATTGCTAAAAAATTATCTAGAAGAAAGAGTCTTTACTAGAGAAGATATTTACTTCGATAAGCAGATGGTAGAGGATTCAATCAATATACCAGCACAATACTTTCCATTCGAATTAATTCCGTGGGAAAAATTTCTACAATGTTTTATTTATGGTGTTCGATGGAAAAAAGATAAAACACTAGTGTTCAATAGATATCTTTCATTAATGGGACGTGGTAATGGTAAAACTGGTTTTGCTTCTTGGAACAACTTCTTTCTACTAACCGCTAAACACGGTATTAAAAATTATGATATTGATATCTATGCCAATAATGAAAGCCAAGCAAAGACTAGTTTTGATGATGTATTTAAAGTAATTAAAGATCATCCTGATTTAGATAAAAAAGTATTTAAAGCTACGAAGGAAGTTATTCAAAATATCGCTACAAACAGCAAACTTCGTTATAACACGGCAAATGCTAGAACAAAAGATGGGAAGCGACCAGGTGCAAACCGCTTTGATGAAATTCACGAAAATGAAGATTATTCAATGATAAATGTGGCTACTTCTGGTGGTGGTAAAATTCGAGATTATAGAGAATTTTATGATACAACTAATGGTCATGTTCGTGGTGGTCCGCTTGATGACATTATAGAAGAATCAAAAATGATTCTTTCTGGAGAACTTGGAATTGACAAGGATGGAGCAGAATTTTCTAGTTTGTTTCCATTTATTTGTCGCTTGGATAACGATAATGAAGTTGATGATCCCGACATGTGGGAAAAAGCTTGTCCAACTATTAATTACAATGCAAATTTAAAACGGAAAATGTTTCAAGAATACTCTCAAATGCAACGTAATGCTGGTTTAAGACTTACGTTCATGACCAAACGAATGAACAGACCTATGGAAGATACACGATTTGCTGTTGCTTCATATGATGATGTTCTGCATACGAAAGAAAAAGAATTTCCTGAAAAAATGGATGAAGTGATAGGAACAGTCGATTTTGCTGATAGACGAGATTTTGCCAGCGTTGGGTTGCTAGGAAAATACGATAAAGATGTTTATTTTACACAACATACTTTTATCCACGAATCAGCCCTTCGATTACAAAACATCAAACGAGAGGTTATAGATATTTCTATAGATCAAGGAAAATCACAGATCGTTCATGGAAAAAATATAGAAGCTGATTATATTGTAGGTTGGTTTCTTGAAATGAGTAATAAATATTATATTAAAAAAATCGCTATGGATATGTACCGTGCAAAAATATTGAAGCCCGCTTTAGAAGAAGCAGGTTTTACTGTGGAAATTGTTCGAAGCGGATCTGTTACACATGGTATGTTAAAAGATCTGGTTGATGACCTTTTTATTAATCAACGTTTATTTTTTGGTGACGATGCGATTATGCGTTGGTATTGCATGAATGTATATGAAGAGCATATTTCTAATGGAAATATACGCTATGAAAAAATAGAACCTGAAACTAGAAAAACGGATGGCTTTTTTTCATTCCTTCATGGTTTGAATTTTTTAGATGATATTTATGATTCTGCTCCTGTAACAGTCACAAATAGCTCAGTAGAAAATACAGGAACTGGATTTACTCCTCTAGTATTCTAACTTGAAAGGAGGTGAGAAAGTGGGGATTTTTCAAAAGGCGGTAGGATACTTCACAAAAAAAGCAACGGTTCCTTTAGAAGAATACTTTTGTAAATTGCAAGTTGATTTTGTGTATCGAAAATTTGCGATTGAAACTTGTATTGATTTGATTGCAAATGCGATGAGTAAAGCGGAATTCAAGTCATATGAAGATGGAAAAAATAAAAAGAATGATCTTTACTATAGGCTGAATGTAGCTCCTAATAAGAAAAATAATGCAACAGAATTTAGAAAAAAACTGATCAGGAGATTAATATTCTACAATGAAGTATTGATCGTTTCTCCGTCTAATAATTCTAGCGAAATATTTATTGCGGATAGTTGGGATGTCACAGAATATGCATTGAAAGATGATGTGTTTTCTCAAGTGCAAATTAACAACATAGTCCTTGATAGAGAATTTCTAGAAAGTGATGTTATCTATATAAAATACGCAGATCAACAAATTAGGCAACTAGTCGATGCGTATTATCAAGCGTATGGGAAACTCATTTCTAGTGCCATGAATGTTTACAAGCGCTCTAACGCTCGTAGATACGTACTGAAAGGGAATTTATTCCGACCGCAAGACAATACAACACAAGATCAAATCAATAAAATGATGACATCACAATTTAAGGCTTTTATGGAAGCTGATAATGCAGGTGCGGTATTTCAATTACAAAATGAGTACACATTAGAAGATTTCAGCGGAAACTTCCAAAGCAATTCAAGAGATATAAAAAACTTAATAGACGACATCTTTGAGATGACAGCAGCAGCGTTTCACGTTCCGAAAAACCTACTAAAGGGAGACATGAGTGGGTTATCGGATCAAGTGGACGCTTTTTTAATGTTCGAAATCATACCGATTGCTGAACTTATTCAGGATGCGTTTAACGCTAGTCTCTATGAAGTAGAAGAATACTTGTCAGGGAATTTTGTACGTGTGGATACAACTATGATCAAGATTACTAGCTTCAAAGATTTGGTTGACGCTATTGATGTAGGCATTAGAAATGGAGTATTTACAATCAACGAAGGAAGAGAGCGCGTTGGAAATGATCGCTCTGATAAGGCGATGGCAGATGAAATATTTATAACTAAAAACAATCAACAAGTATCGAAAGGAGGTGAGGCGAATGACGACAATGAAAACATTTCTAGCAGTAAAGAATGAAGGCGCAGTACCGCAAATTTTTATTCAGGGATTTATTGGTTCTAGTTGGTTCTTTGAAGGGAATACTGACAAGGGAATCAAAAATATTTTGGATAGTCTAGGTGATCAAGAAGAAATTGAAGTAGTAATTAATTCAAACGGTGGAGACGTATTTCAAGGGATTGCTATTGGGAACTTACTTAAGTCAAATAAAGCAAAAGTTAACGTTGTGATTAACGGCTTAGCCGCTAGTGCTGCTTCAATTATCGCAATGGCTGGCGATACTATAAAAATCTACAACAATGCACAATTGATGATTCACCGCGCTTCCACATACGGAGAAGGAAATGTCGATGACTTCCGTACGATTGCTGACCAACTGGAATCAATTGATAAATCGGTAAAGGCTTCATATAAAACACGATTCAATGGCACAGATGAAGCATTGCAAGAACTTCTTGAAAAAGAATCGTTTATGGATGCAGAAACAGCTTTGAGTTATGGATTGGTCGATGAAATTATCGATGCAGAAAATAGCTCAGGTACTGAAGCTAAAAAAGAACAAAGCGTTGAAGAAATTTTGAATGACGTTAAAGAAAAAAGAGCAGAAAAAATTGCTGCATTTACAGCAGCATTAAATAAAACATTTGGACAAGGAGATGTAAAATAATGACAGTTAAAAATTTAAAAGGTGTAACAGCTGCAAGCGACCAATTGATGAAAGCTTTTAAAGATGGTAACGAAGAATCTTTTAGCGCAGCTATGGTAAGCTTATCTAAGGAAATTCAGGATAAAATTTTAGAAGAAGCAACAGCAAAAAATCAAGATCAATTAGTATTAATGAACCGTGGTCAGCGTGTATTAACTACACAAGAAACAAAATTCTATAACGAAGTAGTGAAAAACGAAGGTTTTGCAGGGGTCGAAGAATTAGTGCCAGCTACTGTATTTGAACGTGTATTTGAAGATTTAGAACAATCTCATCCACTATTGCAAAAAATTACTTTTGTTAACACAACTGGTGTAACAGAATGGATTGTGTCACGTGGAGTCAATCCAGCATGGTGGGGTAAACTTTGCGAAGCTGTTAAAAAAGTTTTAGATAATGGCTTTGATGTAATTAACATGAAGCAGTTCAAGCTATCAGGTTATATTCCTGTATGTAAGGCAATGCTTGATTTAGGTCCAGTATGGTTAGATCGTTATGTCCGTACTGTTTTAGTAGAATCATTGAGAATTGCATTAGAACAAGCAATTGTTGATGGTACTGGTAAAGATATGCCAGTCGGAATGATGCGTGACATGAGCAAACAAACTAGCGGAGAATATGCTGAAAAAAAAGCAGAACCTATTACAGCTTTAGATGCTGTAACTATGGGCGGTTTGATGGCGCGACTATCAAAATTCAATATCGAAGGTGTGAATGATCCGATTTATCGTAATGTGAATCCTTCTGATGTGGTCCTAATTGTGAATCCAACTGATTACTGGTCTAAAGTATTCCCAGCTAAGACTGTACTAACTGCTAATGGAGAATACGTACAAGTATTGCCAGTACCAGTTTCAGATTTGCAGTCAACGGCTGTGCCAGAAGGAAAAGCAGTTATTGGGGTAGCCTCAGATTACTTCATGGGTGTAGGATCTACACTAAAAATTGAAGCTTCAGATGAATACCATTTTGTTGAAGACGAACGCATTTATCTAGCTAAACAATATGCAAACGGTCAACCTAAACGTAACGATAGTTTCATTGTATTAGATATTAGCGCTTTGGGAACTACTACTACAACTACAAAACCAACAACCACAACAACTACAACACAAGCGTAGGTGATCAGAATGAAGTATATTCTTTGTCAGCCGGCAATCAATCGGTTTAAATGGGAGCTTGAAGTTTGTTTAACTAATCTGAAGAAACTAGGAATCAAAGATATCGTATTGCTTTTCAGCAGACACGATGATCAGATTCCTATTTTTTTTGAGAAGGAATATGGTGTTGAAGTTCATGTGTACGATGATCTGCGGGACGACAAAGAGTATATTCCTTCGATTAAACCATATTTATGGTGGAAATATTTAGAAGAAGATCATTCGCGTGAGGACGACCGATATTTCTATATCGATTCGGATGTCATTTTCAATAAAAGAATTAATTTGCGCAAATTGCCTTCTAAAGATGATGTTTGGTATTGTAGCGACTGCTGTAGTTATCTAAGTCTTGATTATATTAGAAGCTGTGAAAACGGAGAAAATATTCTAAAAGATATGGCAAACATTGTAAATGTTACAGTAGAATCTTTGGAAACTATAAACACTAATTCAGGAGGCGCACAGTGGGTTATTAACCGCCCTAAAGCGAATTATTGGAAAAAGGTTTATCTGGATTCTAATCGGCTATATCGCTACCTTAGAGGGCAAAAAACAAATATAAAAATCTGGACAGCCGAGATGTGGGCACAGCTTTGGAACATGATGTATTTCAATATTGGTCCTAAAGTTCACGAGGAATTAGACTTTTGTTTTGCTACTGATCCAATAGAAAAAGTTAAAGAAGTAAAAATCTTACACAATGCTGGAGTAACAACAAACGATGAAGATTTATTTTTCAAAGGGAGATACGTGACTTCTACGCCTTTTGATGAAGATTTATCATTTGTAAACAAGAAAAAATGCTCTTACGCATATGTTAAAGCAATTAAGGCGGTGGTTAGATGACGCCTGAACAAGTGACTGAAGAATTGCTAATAGCTGTGAAGGATAATATTTACGTTACCTGGAACGAAGAAGATGAGTCAATTAAAAAGATGATAGCTAAAAATGCTGTTTATCTTCAAAGTAAAGTGAGTACAACACTTTCTTTTTCTCCTGAAAGCTTAGAATACGGATTGCTAATCGAAAGATGTAGATACGACTGGAATCGTGCTTTAGATGAGTTTGAACAAAATTTCGCTAGTGAGTTATTAGGTTTCATTCAACATTATGCGCTACAAGAATATATTGCAGGTGATGTGAATGGCGAATAATCGTAGACTCGAAGAAACATTCAACGATGGTTGGTTAAAGATTTTGACGCAAACTACCAAAAGAAATGAACTAGGAAAAAAGATTGGTGTAGAAGATACAGAAATCACTTCTTTAAAATTTAGAAATCTTTCCATGAGAGATAGTGATATAACAGCTATGGATGCGATGGGATCGAAATTAACTAAGAAAGTAAAGACTCCATTTCATCCAATCGCCAAGAAATTTAATAAAGATCAATATTTTATCGTAATCGATAGTATGCGTTACAACGTTATCTATGCCGATTACGATAATTTTTATATCTATTTTTATCTTGAAAGTGTGGGTGAATATGGTGATTGATAATTCTAAAGAAAAAGAACGTTTAAATAAGCAAATTTCTGCTATCAAAACTTCCTTAGAAGAGCATTTTGGCCTCAAACTCTTTCAAGACTCCGTAGGCGAGGATGAGCTACCTGATGATTTTAATTACTTCATTCTCGAAACAGGAGAAATAGAAATGATCACTGAGCCAAAATATAGCGTGGGTCAAAATCTATATCTAACTTTCTATTCAGAAAATAGAGAAGATTTAACAGGAGATTCACTAGATATTATTTCATTGATTCAAAATCGTTCGATTCGTTTTCAGAGAATGGATCCCAATCATTTAAAACTAGAGAACCAAGATCGCTATATCGATCAATTGGTATTTACGTTTAGACGATTATTGAAGAGTGATTGTCATGGCTAAAAATAGTTGGGAGCTAAAAATAAATGGACATGATGAACTTCTTGTGCGGATGGAACGCTATTCAAGCGAGAGCGAACGACTGATTAACGAAGCATTGAAATCAAAAGGTTCGGCTATTGCAGTGGATAGGATTACAGAAAAAATTCCTGTTTCTGAAGCAGATTTAAGAAGAGGGCACCAACACGCAAAAAATAGTCGTCCACTTAAGACTCAATACATTAATTTGGGTTTCATCATTAGACCTACAAGAAAATTTGAGTATTTAAAATATCCTGATTTGGGGATAGGTACTTCTAAAAGAAATCAGCCGGACGAATTTATGAGAAGAGGATTAGGTCTTGCACTTGATCCAATTACAGAACTTCTGATTCGTCAATTCGATAAATTAAATAAATAGGAGGAACAACAATGGCTAAAACAACAACAGTAACAACTTTTGACAATATAAGTATTAAAAGAATTTCTTTTAATTTTAAGAATGCAACAAATGCAATTTCAACTGATTGTAATGGACAATTAGATGGCGAAACAGAAATGCAGAGAATTGTAAAAAAATGCGGTTCAACAGAAGTAAAATCGAAATCTAAACCAATCAATATGACGGTAACAATTACTGCACATGTACCGATGGAAGTTTATCGACGCTTCAATGGGTTGAAACAAGATGAACGTATTAAATCGGGAATTTACTCTTATGGTCCTGATTCCGTAGGGGAAGATTTCTCTCTTGCTGCAGAGATCGTGGATGATTTCGAAGAAAAAAATAAGCTGATTGGTATGTTAGCATGCACTTCGAATACAGGATTAACATTCTCTATTGAAAATGGTGCGGATGAAGTAGCTGCGTTAGAACTAGAAACAAAAGTTATGCAAGATGAATTTGGTAAATTTTATCATGAAGCAATTGTTGCAGAACTTGAAGAAGACTTAACAGATCAATGGATGACGAATCTATCTGCTGATGTGATTAAAAAAACTTCAGTTGTGACAACTACGGCCACTCAATCACAGTAAAAAAAACGGAGGTAGCGAAATGAACGAAGATTACTCAAAAATTGAACTAAACGATGGAACAATTTTGAATTTAGAACCTAAACTGAATATCAAGAAATTATTGATGATCAATAGAGATTTTAACACAGACGAGTTTGCAAAAATGACTGTGGGAAAAGGATCCATGGATATTTCTGTTATTCAAGGTGCAAAGGCTGTGTATATTGCTTACCGCCAAGCGAACATGACTGATTATATTTCATTCGATGAATTTATCGATAAATGGGATTTTGATATGGCTACTGCCAGCTATATTTATCAATTGATGATGTTCAAACAAGCACGCGATGCTTATCAAAAAGAATTTGAAAAAGCAAATAAGGAAAAAAAGCTTCAAAAGTAAAAATGCCAAAGCTCTTAGTTGAAACGTGGGTCGATGTCTATTCGATGTTGACCGACGTTTTTTCTATGCCTTCAGATTTGGTTTTAAGCGATATCTGTTTAGATGACATTTTGCAAATGGCTTACAACAAGAGTGCTTATGAAGGATGGAAAAACTATGCAATAAACCAATCCCAGAAAAACTAAAGAAAGGAGGTAAAAAATGGCTAAAAAGAGAACAGAAGCAGAAGTAACATTCATAGCTAACGATGACGGATTGAAATCTACGTTAAAAGAAATCAGTGCTGAATTAACTAAAAATAGAGCAGAATTAAAACTAGAACAAGCTCAATTACAACAGACTGGTTCTGAATCAGACAAGTTAGGAAGTAAATTATCTTCTTTAGAAAAGCAGTATGAATTACAAAGTCAAAAAGTTGAAGTAACTAGCCAACGTTTAGCCAATGCCAAAAAATATTATGGAGAAAATTCCACCGAAGTTCAGAAACTTGAGAGAGAACTGATTAACCAACAAACAGCGCAACAACGTTTGTCAAACGAAATTGATAAAACGAGTAATGCACTAGCTCAAGCAAAAGGCGAAATACAGACGTACGAGTCTACAATGCAACAGTTGGATAGTGAACAAAAAAATGTTCAAGCTAGTGCTTCTCTGATTGAATCCGAATACAAAAAATGGCAAGCAACTGCTGGTCAATCAGCTTCTGAATCCGAGAAATTAGCGAAAGCCCAAGAATATGTTTCTCAACAATCTGAAAATGCAGAGAAAACGATAGATATCCTGAGACGACAGTTAGAAGCTACACAGTCTGAGTTTGGCGCTACATCCACAGAAGCAATGCAGATGGAGGCGAAGCTTAATGATGCTGAACGTGAATTTGAAGAGTTAGGACAAGCTGCTAAAAATGTAGATACAACTAACTTGGACGATATCGGAAGCAAAATAGATATGAATAATCTAATGGAAGCTTCTGACGTTTTAAGCGACATTGGCGATAAGCTTACAGAATTAGGGAAACAAGCAGTGGACTCTGCTAATAGTGTAGGTAGTTCCCAGAGTAAAATACAAGCTAATTTTGGTTTGACTAAACAAGAGGCTGAAGAATTAACGAATGTAGCCAGAGACATTTATTATAAAGGTTTTGGAGAATCGTTAGATCAGTCCACAGATGCATTGATTTTGGTAAAGCGTAATTTAGGCGATTTAAATAATCAAGATTTACAAAATATCACGGAACAAGCTATGGTCCTAGAAAACACCATGGGCGCTGATATGGATGAAACGTTACGTGGTGTAAATGGCTTAATGGTCAATTTCGGCTTGAGCGCTCAAGATGCAATGGATTTAATGGTTTCGGGTACTCAAAACGGTTTAGATAAAACGCACGAATTAGGCGACAATATGGCAGAATATAGCCAATTATGGAGTCAAATGGGATATTCAGCTGATGAAACGTTCGGAATGCTTCAAAATGGTTTAGATGCGGGTGCTTATAACCTTGATAAAGTCAATGACTTAGTTAAGGAAATGGGAATATCGTTAACAGATGGTCGATTTGAGCAAAACATGGATATGTTTAGTGAAAGTACTAGAAAAGCTTTTGAAGAGTGGAAAAATGGCGGAGGAACACAAAAAGACGTTATTAATTCCATGATTCAAGATTTTAGCAATATGGATGGTCAATACGACCAATTAAATAAAGCTTCTACAATTTGGTCTGCACTTGGCGAAGATAACGCGATGAAAGTTGTCCAATCTTTGACTGATGTTAACCATACATTTGATGATGTTAGTGGATCTGCACAAAAAATGAATGAAGATTCTACTACTCCGTTACAAGAATTAAACGGAAAAATAGCTGAATTAAAGGATTCATTAGCTCCTATAGGCAACACAATCATAGATGCACTCGAACCAGTAATTGATTTTCTAGGAAAGATGGCTGATGCGTTTAATAATCTTCCACAACCAGTACAGGATTATGCCGTAGCGATTGGCGGATTGACTGCTGCATTTACTTTATTAATGCCAATAATAGTTGGCTTCATGGCTCTAGGTGGTCCTACTACATTAATAATAGGAGCAGTTATTACTGTTATTGCTGGAGTTATAGCAATTATAAAAAACTGGGGCGCAATTACTGACTGGTTTAAGGGAATATGGAGTAAATTCACTGATTGGTTGGGTGGTACTTGGGAAAGTATAAAAGAAGGTGCCTCATCAGTTTGGGATGGAGTTAAAGAAACCTGGTCTGGATTTGTAGATTGGGTTCAAGATATTTGGCAAGGAGTTTCTGATTGGTTTGGAGAGCTATGGAGCGGATTAGTTGAAGGAGCTTCCAACATCTGGCAAGGAGTCCAAGAGACTTGGCAAGCATTCGTTGATTGGGTTTCAAATATTTGGAACGGAGTCAAAGAAGTATGGTCGATTATTTGGGCAGACATTGTAGGAATTGTTCAAATACCATGGACCTTAATAACGTCATTGATTCAAGCCGGTATTAATATTATCGTGGGTATTTTTGATGTAGCTGGACAGTTATTAGGCGCAGCTTGGCAAGCTGTTTGGACACCTATTTCTGATTTCCTTAAAAACACTTGGGATACTATGACACAATGGGTAAGCATCGCTTGGAATGGAATTGTAACTACATTCCATACTATATTTGATCCAGTAGTGGCATGGTGGAATGGTATATGGACAGCTATTAGTACTACGGCTTCAAATATTTGGAATTCAATTAGTGCAACAGCTTCTAGTATTTGGAACAGTATCAAGAATACAATCACTAGCTTGGTACAAGCAGCTGCTACAGTAATTCAAAATATTTGGTCAACTGTATCTAGTTGGTTAGGTGGAATTTGGAATTCAATCAGCTCTACAGCATCAAATATCTGGAATAGCGTGACTAGTAGTATAAGCAATGCTATAAACGCAGCTAAAAGTGCCATTCAAAGTGTTTGGAATAGTATATCTTCGTGGATCAGCGGAATTTGGAACGGTATCAAAAACACTGCTTTGAATCTTTGGAATGGAATTACAAGCACTATTAGCTCTAAAGTAAACGATGGAAAAAATGCAATTTCAAGCGGTTGGTCCAATCTAACAGGTATTGTTTCCGACATATTCAATAATGTTAAAAGTACAATTGCTAACATTTGGGAAGGTATCAAAAAGACTGTTAGCGCTCCAATTGATTGGATCAGAGATAAAATCAGTAGTATCTTTGATAATTTGAATATTTCTATACCACATATTCCGTTACCACATTTTAAATTGAGCGGAGAATTCAATCCATTGAAGGGGAAAATCCCAACGTTGGGTGTTGATTGGTATGCGAAAGGTAGTGTGTTTAATTCTCCGAATATTATCGGTGTCGGCGAAGCAGGACCTGAAGCAGTTTTACCTTTGAAAAGATCTGTGCTGCAAGAAATTGGTGATCGTATCTTGAGTAGCACATCAGTTTCATCTAGGGCACAAACGATTCAACCTGTGAATAACTACGAATTCAATTTCACAATTGATGGTAACGCAGATGAGGTTACTATGAAGCAAACAACTCAACAAATCATTGATAGCATTACAAAAGTTCAAAATGATAATGCTTCGGCATGGCGTTAAACAGGAGAGTATTTCTCCTGTTTTTTTAGTATTAAAAAGGATGTGAAAAAATGACTGATTGTATACATTCTATAATCGATGGATTTCCTGATTATTTGCATAAATTGGCTTTAGCTGAAAGACCAACCATACCTTCTCCAAAAAGACAGAGAGTTGAAACTTCTGTTTTAGGAAGGTTAGGTGGCTTAGTACAAGATTACTCGTTTGAAGACATGTCGTTTACATTGCACTATAACTATTTAGAGGATGTGGAAGACCATCAAGCGTTCAAGCAATCGTTTTATATCATGCGTCATTGGTTAAATTATGCAAAGAAATTAGAATTCTCTGATGATCCCAACGTCTATTATGTTATCCAGACTATCGATATTGGGGATGCAGAAAACGATATTGTTGAATGGGGAGAGTTCGATGTAAATATTACTGCGAAACCATTCGCAAGAGTTCAAGAAGATGTACCTATAACCGTAGATAAACCACAGTCATTTAACTTGCTGAATAATAGTTTAGAAGAAAGTTTTCCAAAGATTATCATCACTCCTTCAGCTACTTCATGCCAGTTCATCTTAAATGATTATGTGTTTAGTTTTGAAGGCTTAGTAGTAGGAACTGACGTAGTCATTGATAGTGATTTGATGCTTTGCTACGAAGAGCAATCGGACGGAGATATTTTAGATCGGTCCAACAAAATGAAGACCATGCAATATCCGACATTGCAAGTGGATATTAATTATTTTAATTGTACTGGTTTGAGCAAAATACAAATTTATCGTAATGGGTTAAGGTAGGTGAAATAGATGATCGATAATTTAATAACTATTTACGATAAAAACGACGCGAATAATTTAGCTGAACATTTATATGATACGCAAGGTTTAGGCGCTTTGTCAGACTGGTTAACAGCTACTGTTAGCAATAAATTAAACGGAGCCGAGATATTTCAGGGTACTTATCCAATAAGCGGAACTAATGCAGATTTGATTGTAGAAGGACGTATTATTCAGTGTTATGTAGATGAAAATCGAGCAAAACAGCGTCTACGGATTTATTATGCAAAGACTTCTGTAATAGGCAATACGATAGAAGTAAAAGCTGAACCTATTTTCAATGATATAAGAAAATCGGTGTTGAATAAATATGACAGTGGAACAGAAAAGATCACTGCTAGTCAGGCATGGCAAAACGCAAAAACTTTAGCGAAACCAGTTATTCCTTCACAGTTTTCTTTCTCGTCATTAGTAGATACGCTTGCTAATGTGAAGATAGAAAAGGCGAATTTTTTAGAATTCTTTGGTGGAAAAGAGGGATCTATTCTAGATCGATTTCATGGGGAATTTCTAAAAGATAATAACACATTACGTCATGAAAAAAGGCTAGGCACGGATCATAAAATCAAAGCGATTTATACTAAAAACTTAACTGGTCTTGACTTAGAGATTGATGCTCAAAGTGTTTTAGTTGGAGTTTATCCATTCATTAGCAGCTCTTCAGAAGGAGAAGACGAGATCACTCTACCAGAAGAAGTTATTTTCACGGATTACGTGGATGATTATCCTGCTGGATATGTTTCTTTTGTTGATTTTAAAGACAAAGCGACTGATGTAGCCACATTAAGGGAAGCTGCTAAAGACTGGTTGAAAACAAACATAGATAAACAAAAACCACAAGTGAGTGGTTCGATTGAATTAGTACCATTGAGGCATCAAAGAGGCTATGAAAAATTTGTTGATCTAGAAAAAGTTTCGATGGGTGACGGAGTAGATGTGTATCATCCACAGTTAAAAGTGAATATGTCAGCGAGAATTGTGGAATATACGTTTAATGTTCTAACCAATTCATACGATAAATTAGTTGTAGGAAACGTCAAAACAAACTTCTTAGAAAACACAGAGAATAATGTCAGCAATTTGATTAATGATGCCATTGATCAATTGAAAAACGGTGGCGAAATCAGTGATTTACTCAATGATATTGTAGATCATCAAACTGATATGATTACTGGTCAAAATGGTGGTTATGTTTTATTAGATCCTAAAGAAGCGCCTAGTCGTATTTTGATTATGGACACACCAGATAAGAATACCGCAAGGAATGTTTTACAAATCAACAATGCTGGTATTGGTTTTTCTAAAACTGGCATTAATGGAACATATGAAACGGCATGGACGTTAGATGGCGGATTCAATGCCTCGTTTATTACGGCTGGTGAAATAGTAGGAATTACTATTAGAGGTACTACATTAATTAGTGATGGTGCTGATTATAGAACAAGTATTGCTAATGGCAAAATGACTTGGTACTCAAAAAAAGTTAACAAAGATATTATGGAGCTAGAAGCACGTGATTATGTAAGTGCTGATGCCGGTATTGTATCATACACCATGAAAACTGGTGGTGGTTTCATGATTAGAAATCCACAGGGTAACTTGGTTTTTAGTACGTGGGATAATGGTAATAACAGACCGTTTCTATCTTTTGGTGCGCCCAATTTCAGGTATAGCAATGCTAGTTATGTAACTTCTGGCGACGGTAGTTCTTTAAGCATTAATGGTAGTGCGGGTAACTCATGGGAATTTAAGGTAGCTGGTAGGACTATGAAATTTACTAGTGATGGTATGCTAACGTTACCAGGTTGTTTTTTTGGTTCATGGGAAGATGGGAAACTTGCTAGGTTTGAACAATCAACGGTACAAGTATATAAAGATTTTACTGTTAGAGGTACTAAAAACTCAACTGTACCAACAGAACATTATGGACAACGACTATTGAACGCTTATGAAACTCCAGAATATTATTTCGCTGATTATGGGGAAGCCGTTACAGGTGACAATGGTAAAGTTCGTGTTGATATTGACCCCATGTTTGCTGAAACAGTAAATCTAAGTCGGTATATGACACATGTGACACCTACAGAACTAGTTTTGTGTGCTGTTACTCATGAAGATATTGACCATTTCATCATTGAAACTAGTAAGCCAAACGTATTAGTTAGATGGAATTTAGTGGCACACCGTCTAGGGTATGAAGATATTAGATTAAAAGAGGATACAGCATATGATAGCACAGTGCTTGACCAAAAACGTTTTTAAAACGAAGACAAGGAGGTATATAAATGGCTAGCAGTTTATATAATTTGGCTTTAGATTTCAGCAAAGAATTAAACTACACCAAAGCTATTATGGCTCGTCAGGGTGATAAAGGGATTACGGTGACGGTTAAACCATATTTAAATGGCTTGCAGATGGATACGAGTGGCGGAACATTTACTTTAAAAGGAACAACACCATCTAACCGTTACGTAGATAGTGTTGCAACTAGCGTAACTAGTGAAGAAGTCACGTTTTCTCTTGATGGCACATTTATGAGTGAAGCAGGATATTATAAACACTGCTACGTAGAATATAGAAAAGACAATCAAATTCTAACAACGCAAGATATCATTTTTTTCTCACTAGGAGTGTCTGACATTTCGCAAGGTCAAGCCGATGAATATGTTTCGCAATTAGAAGAGTTGATTCGAAAGTATAATGAAACTTTTGATGCTTTTATGGCTGAAACTAAAGGTAGAGTGGATAGCTTAAATCAACAGATTACTGATTTAACTGGTCAAGCTAAAACGCTACAAGACAAGTTAGATGCTCTGAAAGAAGAAATTTCTAAGTTAGGTAACTTACAAGTGATGTACAGTAACAGCATTGATTTCGGGGGCTATGATTATTCGGGGAATCCTAACCTTAGCGCTAAACTTAATGCTTCAAGTTTTTCTTCAGGTACTGGCGCAACAGTCGCGGATGATAATGATGAAATTGTGTTCACCTTAGATGGCACAAATCAACTATCGAAGTATACTCTCAGAACACAAACACCTCTAGTAGAAGGAAAACAATACACAATTAGCTGTGAAATCATGTTAGAAACGGGTTTCACTGGTGACCCATCTGGAATAAAACTACTACACTCATACTTGCCTGGTGGTATCACTACTTTGCAGACAGATACAGTTCCTAAAAATGAATTGAATAAATGGCAGAAGCTTATTGGAACACGAACGGTAACATACGGTTCTAGCTTACCAAATGAATGGTATCCAGTATTTAAGGATATTCGGAACCTTAAGCCGTCTGGTAAAGTTAGGGTAAGAAATATCAAAATCGAAGAAGGCTCAACAGCTACACCATTCCAACCTAACTTATTAGCAGAACCTTACAACATGTGTCGCGAATATCCTAACGAAAATATTGCCGATCATACAGTTAAGTTCCCAATCGAATCTGGCGACCACCAAATATATCAAGGTTACACAGAAGAAGAGCTTATGATAGGTCAAACGTATACTATCACGCTTAAAGGAACAAAACCCGCAAGTCAAACCTTTGTAGCGTATAATCATTGGACTGCTCGTTTAGGAGAACTAAAGCCAGTTGATGGGTTGACAGACGTATGGTCTCTAACATTCACACCAACGAATGTTGTGGCGAGTTCACCTAAACTTTTTCGTGTTTATCAGTATCCACAATCAACAGTAGGCGCATGCCGGATCGACTGGCTCAAGATTGAAAAAGGCGACACACGAACCCCGAATATTAGTGAGTATAAATATCGTGGTACTGGTATGCGTGATTCAAACAATCCAAAAGATTATGTTTGGGATCTAGCACCAGAATATGTCGAAGATAACTTGGCCACAGATATTAAAATTTCTGAAATTACTGGTAAAGCAAACAATTATACCGATGGGAAAGTATCGGAGATTAATTCGCAGTTGACTGCTTCAATTAATGAAGTAGACACCACAGCTAAGGATGCTCAAACAAAAGCGAATGCTAATGCGACTGCTATAGATGAATTAGACAATAAGATCGATGAACGCATTAATGATACAGCTACTACCACATTAACAGTTACAAACGGGAATACCGGATCAGCAAAGCTTTATCGTGAAGGAAAAACAGTTTCTATATATTTTGTGGCTTTAAACGGAAAAAGCAGTGGTGGAAATGATTCAACGATACTAACAATTCCAGAAGGCTATCGGCCACCAATTAGTTTTGAGCAACTGGTTGGCTCGATAGACCGTTCTACTTTGAACAGTGCTCAGTTATCTATTGGTGCAGATGGAGCCATTAAATGGCGAAGAAACTCAAGTTATGGATCAGCTTATTCATTTGTTATCACTTATTCAATTTAAGGGAGGAAATCTAATGAAAGTAGTTTACAAATCAATCAAGCCTTACGGATTCGAGCAAATCATTTTGAACAATCAAGAAAATATCCCTGAAAACTGTACAGAGATTAAACCACCAGTTCCTAACTGGAGACCAAGATTTGATTTTGATAAAAAACAGTGGGTTGAGTTAGCTACTGAAGAAGAGAAAAAAGGGAATGCTGTTGATAGCGTAGATGAATTGGCTAATATTAAGGCATTATACGAAACGCTGAAGGCAGAAAATGATGAATTGAAACAGCTAAATTCTAAAGCAATGCTAAACAATGTAGCAATCAAGCAAGAAAATGTCTTATTGAAAGAAAAGTCAGAAAGTTTAGCGCAGTTGAATTCAAAAACGATGCTTGCTTCTGTACAAAATACCAAGGAAATCGAAGAAATCAAAAAACAATTACAAGGTGGGAAGTAACATGTATTCATATGAAGATATCAAACTAATGTATGACTGGGGCTGTTTCACTAACGAACAAGTAATGGTTTTCGTTCCGTTGTGCATTACTGAAGAAAAAGCAGATAAAATCATTAGCAAAGAAGAGAGCGCATCTTAATTGATGTGCTTTTTATTTTGATTCAAGGAGTTGTCACATGATTAATTTAGGGGAATGGGGAGCGATAGCAGGATCAATAACCGCTATCGTTTCTTTGATTTTATTAGTAATAAAACCAATTACTGCATCTTTCTCGAAGATTACTGAGACTCTTTCAAAAGTAAGTCACAATTTAGATTTGCTGACTAAAGATTTAGAATCGAGCAAATCAGATCGATTGATGATTCATGAAGAACTAAAGAAACACGATGAAAGATTAGATACACATGCAGAAAAATTGGTAGAACACACGCAACAAATTAAAACTTTATTTAGGGAGAGAAGAAAATGAATAATAAAACGTTCGAAGTACTAAAATGGTTCGCACTGGTAATTATTCCCGCACTAGCTACTTTCGTGGGGTTAGTTGGTAAAGCGCTCAATTGGCAGTACACAGATATCTGTGTTGTCATCATTACTGGTTTTGGCGCGTTTTTAGGGAGTGTGTTGGGTGTATCAAATCGAACCTACAAAATGTTCTCGGCTGAAAGCGAAGAAGGAGGAAACAAATGAAAAAGAAAATTACTATTACTGCGATGAGCCTGTTAACGGCTCTTTTTTTATTGCCAATTAACGGATTTGCCTATACTATCAACAATGAATTTAATTTGGGCGCAAATGAAGGTAGCTCACAAGTAGCAAATAATCAGTATATTTTACTGCATGAAACGGCTAATGAAACAGCAACAGGACGCAATGAAGCGCAGTATATGCAACGTTCATGGACTAGCGCTTATACTGCTTATATTGTGGGAGACGGCGGAATTGTTTATCAAGTCGGTCAACCTGGTTATGTACAGTACGGTGCTGGTTCGTATGCTAATGCCAACAGTCCTGTGCAGATTGAGTTACAACACACACATGATAAAGCAACGTTTGAGAAAAACTACAAGGCATACGTTGAATTGGCTAGAGATTCAGCAATGAAATATGGTATTCCATTAACGTTGGACACTCCTTATAACCAACCGGGAATCAAATCGCATTTATGGGTAACACAAAACATCTGGGGCGATCATACAGATCCTTACGGTTATCTTTCTGAAATGGGCGTAAGTAAAGAAAAATTAGCATATGATTTAGCTCATGGATTTACCGATGAAAATCCAACAACTTCTGAAAACAAGCCTGTCATTGATCCAACACGAGCTGGTGCAGCTAATCCTACACTGACAGATGGAACGAATTACGCCCACATTGATCAGTTTGGAGAAATCGAAAATGCAAATTTGCATGTAGCTGGATGGCACATTGCTAACTATAAATACGAGTATATCTTCATTATGGATTACAATACTGGGAAAGAATTAGCTCGAGTAAGAGCTGATGGAATTTATAGATCAGATGTAAATCAAGCTTATAATACTTCTGGAAATGTTGGCTATCATGTATCTTTTAACATGCGTAACTTCCCTAATAAGAAAGTCTATGTCATGATGCGGGCAACGAATGATCCAGAGGGAAACACTAAAGGCGGTGCGCAAGATTTCCATGACAAACGTTGGTATTTAAATATTCCTAAACGATAA